GCGAATCCCCCCAGGTCCACCAAAAGTACATCCGCTAGACCCATAGTCTAGGGCACACTAGAAACATATAGGGGTGTATTTTTGATGGGCCTGCATAGTTTCGACAGGGCAACAAGTACATGAGTGGACAGCACAGTAGGCGATGACTGTAAATCAAGCAAAAAAAGTAAACGCAAACGACTCACAGTTCGCATTAGCAGCCTAAACACTGCTTAGGGTTTCGGTAGGTTTCCTCGTAACAGAATAACCTATCATTTTAGTAAACACACACTCACACACAAGGAGAAATCTTATGAGTAAAACACCTTTTGAAATCCGTTTAAGTCTTTTGGACATGGCAAAGGACTTGGTCACCCAAGACTTTCATATTAAAAAAGATATGTTAATGGAACAATGGCACCGTAGTTCTGAAGTTGATAAATTGCTTCCCGTACCAGTGTTGGGAGCATATCCTACTGAAGAGGAAATTATTGCCAAAGCAAAATTACTTAATGCTTTCGTTTCTAACGAATAATGATTAAAAGGGTTTCGGTAGGTTTCCTCGTAACAGAATAACCTACCACTATGTTCAACAACAGGAGAAAATTTTGATTAAAAAACTCGTATTAGTAGCAGCACTCATTAGTGCATTTATGGCTCAGGCTGTAGAAATTGGCGTTACCGATGGTAACAATTTTTCTAAGCAAGAAAATGTTTGGGGTGTGACAGTAGGAACTCAAGTAAAGGGTTTCGGTGTGACCGGTGGTTTTGATCGTAATGCGTCAGCAGATACTTATAGTATTATTGGTGCAAAGGATGTCACAAAATTTGGTCCTGCTTCTGTTGCAGTAAAAGCCGGCATAGCGTATGTCGACACTAAAGTTAATCCTGATGGATATGCACTTATTGTTGGCGCGGGCGCAAATATGCCAATTGACAAGAAATTATCTGCAACACTAGATTACACCTATCAAGCGGGTGAAAACAAAGTTAGTTCACAAGACGGCAATCGTCTAACTGCTGGACTCAAATACCGATTCTAATTTGAATCAAGGTTTGGTAGGTTGCCCCGTGTAGCAAAAATCTACCATTTTAATATTTTATACAAATACCATGAGCTTAAAAGATTTAACACACGCCAAACACAAGGAAGCGGAAGCGCAACCTTTTATTAAAGCAATTTTTCGTAAAGAAATTAGTCAAGAAAAATATGCTGATTACTTATATCAATTAGCATTTGTATACCATGTTCTTGAAGAAAATCTTGGCGAACAATTTGGTTTGTTTAGTGATATGCCAGAACTAAAAAGGGCAAGTGCAATTCGAGATGATTTTAATGAGATATCAAATAAAAAATCTTCCTACTTTGCTCGCAATTCTACTTTGGATTACATAAATTATCTCTTAAAATTAAATGATCCTCATGCCGCAATGGCACATATCTATGTTAGACACATGGGTGATCTTTTTGGCGGACAAGCACTTGCAAAACTTGTTCCTGGTTCTGGTAAGATGTTTAAATTTGAAAATAAAGAAGAGTTAATTAGTAAAATCAGATCTAAACTAAATGATGATATGGGAGATGAAGCAAACATTGCCTTTGATCATAACATTAAGATGATTAAGGAATATAATTAATGTCTATGGTATGGTATAAGATGAGTCGACTATCCGAATCAATTATTAACAGATTCCAAGGGTGTGATATTTTACCAATAGACAGTAAATATGAGCATACTGATGTAGATTTCACTTGGAAAAATTATCTATTTGAATCTGATAAATTTCGTCGAGCACATATTGAGATTGTAGATGCAAGAGAATCTAAAAAGATGTGGATTATGCATATGACTATATTTCCTCATATCAATGACCCTGCTCCTATATTTGGATTCGATGTAGTATGTGGAGCAAATAAGATTACCGGCGCATTCCATGATTTTTCTAAAACTGGTGATAGTAAAATTTATGATTGGTATCAAGATAAGATGTCAACTATAAATTGGACAAAACCAAGAGAACTGCCAGATTGGGCAAAGCGTATTTTTAGTCCGGGCATGCTTGCTGCAGGCAATGTTAGTACCGAAGAAGAATTGGATAAATTGATTACCGTTGCTATAGACAATATAGACTATTTCCTTTATAATGTAGGGAATGAGAAAGATGATAATAGTTACATTGAACAATATAACAACTATTGCATCAACCAAAAGTTAAATCACCACACATTGGCAATGATGGTTAATTTGGGCGTGGACGAGAATAATTTTAAAAACTTTATGGATGAAATTTTATTTCCAGAAATTAAATGAACGAACAAGAAATTTTAACCGATAGTTTAATTATTACGAAAAGATTTAGATCTCCGAATGAGTTTTCTTTATATATCGAAGAACTTGTTGCAAGGGAACATATTAGTTACATGGATGCAGTAATTCAGTATTGTAATGAAATTGATATTGATGTTGAATCTGTAGCAAATTTGATTAATAAGTCCCTTAAAGATAAAATTCAATACGAGGCCGAGGAACAAAACTATATGAAACCAAGGGGCAAACTGCCACTATGACAATGGACGAATTTTCAGTCTATAAAATGTATATTGCATTGAAGTTACATTTTACAACAGACAAATATGATGTAGTTAAACAACGAGGAAAAGTCAAAGCAAGTCGACAAGCGTTTGCAAAAAGAACTGATCTTTTCTCTATTAGAAAGATTTCTAAAACATATTCCGACGAAGAGGTTGCTAATTTTTTAGTTGCTAATTTTGTATCCGGCGATCGCTGGGGCGGAATGTTTGATATTGATGCAGGAGAAAGATATCAACTTTGGAAAAAGAAAATTGAGAGTTTATCTTATAATTTTTCTCAAGAATTGGATGCACTAATTGAGGAAATGGAAGATAAGAATTTAAAATTATCTGAAATCTTTAGTGTTCAATCAGGTCAACATCCATATATAATTAAAGCGTTTTTAAGAAAAACAATTAGTATTGAGACTTTGGTTATATTGGAAAAGCTTAACAAGTACGTAGAAGTTTTTGATAAAGAAATTACCGATACTGTAGTTTGGCCCGATATATCGAGATTGATTAAAAAGTATAAACCATTTTTATCTATAGATACGGAAAAATTTAATGGAATCTTTGGACAACGAATTAGAAACGCGGAATAAGTTTAAAAAACTAGAAGAAGATCTTGTTAGAATGCAAGAACTATTAGTTTACCAACAAGAAGCGATAAAGGATACGCAACGATATTTAATTAAAGTTGCGCACGGTCAACAGGAACTTAGCAAGCGGTTGCTTGCTTGGCCGTATGTTAAAGTTCCGACAAAAAAGACGAAAGATGTTTAATAATTTTATATTGCAAAATGGACAATTACAGAAAAAAAGATAATTACGATCGTGAGAAGAAGATTCGCCGTCTAGAAAAGGGCAATCACAAACTTGACAAGCATCGGAAGATTATATATAATATGACACCATCGAGTAAAGACGATGATGTATTTGATGAATATTTAGATTATGCATACGAAAATCAAAAAATTAAACGACGTTAATACTACGCACATACTACGCCAATACGAAAGGAAATTATCATGGCATTCACATCACTAGCAGATCTACGCAAATCTCGCGGCGGCTTCGATTCTTTAATGAAAGAAGTTGAAAAGATCGCAAATCCCCAATCAGAATCTAACAACAAAAACGATGACCGCTACTGGCAACCAGAAGTTGACAAAGCAGGAAATGGTTATGCTGTTATCCGATTCTTAGCACCACCTAAGGGCGAAGAACTTCCATGGGTTCGCATTTGGAATCATGGTTTTCAGGGACCAACTGGAAAATGGTATATTGAGAATTCTTTAACGACTCTTGGTAAACAAGATCCCGTTTCAGAACTTAATACGGAACTGTGGAACTCAGGTTCAGAAGCAAATAAAGAAGTTGCTCGTAAACAGAAACGTAAACTAACTTATATCACAAATATTCTTATTGTTCAGGATACTAAGCATCCAGAGAATGAGGGTAAAGTATTCTTGTATAAGTTTGGCAAGAAAATCTTTGATAAGATTAAAGATGTTGCGGAGCCACAATTTGAGGATGAGAAACCACTCAACCCGTTTGATTTCTGGGAAGGTGCAAACTTCAAGTTGAAGATTCGCAACGTAGAAAGTTATCGTAATTATGATAAATCAGAGTTTGATAGTCCAAGTCCAGTATCTAATGATGATTCTATCATCGAGGCAATCTGGTCTAAGCAACATTCGTTGACTGCATTCTTGGAACCTAAGAATTTTAAGTCTTACGATGATTTGAAGAAGAAACTTACTATGGTTCTTTCTAATGGCGCGCCTCCGGTTAAGCCAGCTGAAAATGTTGATCTAGATGAAGTACAATCATTCACAAAAACAACAGCGCAAGCTAACCGAACACCTGCTCCTACTCCTAAGAAGGAAGTGGATTTTGAAGATGACGATGAATCTTTATCGTATTTCTCAAAATTGGCTAGCGACGATTAAAAAAGGAAAAAAAATGAGTTTTAAAAAATATGTAATTATATTATTTGCATCTTTGGCAATGTCTCATTCTGGATATGCTTCAACTCCAGTTAATAAGAAAAATGCTTTAGAAATCCGAAAGATTGAAAATAAGCATAAAGATGAAAAAGTAACTAAAACAAAGAAACCAAAGCCTAAAGTTAAAAGGCCTGGAGAATTAAAAAAGGTTACTAAGAAGTAAAAGAAAAGCCCAGTTTCCTGGGCTTTTTTATGCCTGGGTAGACCAGTATCTTTCGTATGGGTTTTGTCTTATAGCAGTATTCTTTGATATAGTTGTTTGTTCTGTATTGTTAACATTCATATTATTAGATACAATTGCTACTTGATTATAACCAAATCCCATCTTCTCAAGATCACTTTTCTCATTGGATAATTGAGATAATTGTTCTCCAGTTTTTACTTGTTTATTTAATTCTAATTTGAGACCGGGTAAGGTAGTAGGATCTATAAATTTTTTAACCCTTATCTTTTTGCCATTTTTTTCATCAAATTCTTCACGGAATGTACCTAAATGTAGATGGGAGCCAGAGGAATGGCCTGATTTCCCCATTAATCCCAATTCAGTATTTGTATCCACCTTCTCACCTAATATGTAATTTCCTTTTTTATCTTTTGGTAAGCTTATTTTATTAAGGTGCATATATTCACTGATCATTCCATCAGAATGTTTAATTTGGATAAAATTTCCAGCACTCTCACTATGCCCTGCGTATTTAATTATTCCTTCTGCAATTGGATAAACGGGTTCGTCCAGTTTACCGGCAATATCTACTCCTTGATGATCACTGGATCCTGTTCCGCCGCCTATTAGGTCAGGCGCCACCCGCGGACCCATCAAATCCGAAACTCTACCAGTTGTGGGTATTTTGTAGGTTATTTCGCCGGACCCAGTAGTTGGTCTATTTGTAGGAGTGACAGATGTAGGTTTTGCAGTTTTCTTTGCTTCTTTAGCTGCTTCTGCTTCTGCTTCTCTAGCTTTTTTAGCTTTATCTTCTGCTTCTTTTTTAGCTTTATCTTCTGCTTCTTTTTTAGCTTTATCGGCAGCTTTTTTCTTTTCTTCTTCAGCTAATCTTTTAGTTTCTTCGCGCGTATTTGCTTCTTCTTCGGCTTGCCTTTTATTCTTAGCTGCAATCCGTTCTTCTTCTTTTTTTGCTGCTTCTTTTTTAGCTTTATCTTCTGCTTCTTTTTTAGCTTTATCTTCTGCTTCTTTTTTAGCTTTATCTTCTGCTTCTTTTTTAGCTTTATCTTCTGCTTCTTTTTTAGCTTTATCTTCTG